CCCTTCTTGCCCTTGTTCGCGGACTTGGCCATCTTCTTTTAGTTCCTTAAATGATAGGAGTAAAATATATATAACACAATATAAAGTAAATGCTAATCCACAACAAAGAAGAATAATAACACTCCAAACAGGATCGTTTATATCACTCACAGTCCTTCACCATTGTGGCGACATCACCACCAATATCTGCTCCCTTATCCTGAGCAAACATTGTTACCCATCCCGCAGCCAACCAACCAATATAAGGAATGCTACTAAACCATGGGGCAACAGCAGCACCAGCACTAGCTCCAACCATTCTACCTGCATTTTCGCCACCACCTTCCGCCTTGATACACTCGACTTGTTGGGCAGTCAACTTTCCCGCTCCACCACCCTGGAGATGCGTTGCTCCGTCCATGGTGTATTGTTCTTGTTGAATGATATTAGTGTTTCCACCGATACCAAAAAATCCATTCTTTTTATTAACAACCCTATCCTTAGTCATCACCTTAGGATCATTAGAATTGTATTTGATTTTATATCCATCTCTACCATACTCAACTGTATAAGAAGTGTAATTACCAACAGGTAGATTAGGAAAAATGGGACGGTTGATTAGGTGTCCAACCATCCCCAAATGTGCAATACCAAACAGAGTGCCTACTCCAATAGCAGCCCACTTAAATGGCGACTTCGGTGGCACAATGTTTGGTTTCATTTTACCATTCCTTTAATTGTTTATCTAAATCTTTCAATTCAGAATAATACTCACATGGATATTCCATTGAAATCAAATCATCTTGTAACATCATCTCTGTTCGACAATATCCATTACCAATTTCCATGTGTCCAACAATAAACAAAGTAAGTAACATCATTGTTCTATACCGTAGGCATTACAGGTGGTTCGCCGTCTTTCTTGGGAGCGGCAGTTGAGATTTGAAGAGGTGCTTGTTCAATACGAATCGTTTGAGCAGGAGCAGTTGAAGCTGCAGCAGCAATCAGTTTCTCCAAGTCTGCCTTAGATACACCACCAGCATTACCCATCTTCATCGTTCCGTCACCAGACTTCTTAGCAGTCTGAACGCCGAAGGTAGCAAGAACTCCAGTGAACACAGAAGCAATGAAAGTAGGATCAAGTTTCTGTTCGGGAATACCAAAAGCGGGTGGTAACTTAATATATGCAAGAGTCAGAATGCCACCACTCCAAACAAGAATGCCAAGGCGAACCATGGTGCTGATTGCTTCTAACTGACTTTCATGATCAGTGGCAGCATCTTTAATTTTTCCAAGAAAACCTTTTTTCTTCTCTTCTTCTTTAGAAACTTCTTTTACTTCTTCAGCCATGAAATTGGAGACAGCGCACTCCTATTTATTCAAAAATTGGTTTAATTTGAGGTGGATTAAACTCATCACGAACTGCTTTCATAACATGCTTAGGGACACCGTAGTATCCCATATGCATCCAGACACAATCAATATAACGCAAGTCTTCACGATCTGCATCTAGTGTTGTCATATCACAATAATAGATGATATCTTGGGGGACCTCAATCTTTTTCCAAGTGATAGGTTCTTCAATAAAGAATGGTACAGTCATTAATTAATAAATCCTTTTTCACGCAGCCATTTTTCAGTCAGTGGTGTGGGTTCATAAATCTCCCACATCTTACCAGTAGTACAAGCATCAAGTGCTTTAGCAGTCATACCTTGAGTCATACCTGCCCATTTTGCTTCTGCTTCAAAAGGAACAGCAGACTTGGGATAACTCTCCTCCACAATATCACGCCAAACTTGTGGAACCTTTTCCTCTGGATAGATGAGAGCAATTAAACTATTCTCGATAGTTCCTGCCATACAGTCTTGTGCAGAGTGCCAACCCTCATGACGCATCACAGTCATAAGTACATGAGGACGATGCACAAAAGCATCATTCAGATAAAAGTTGTTTGATACTGTATGATATACTCCACGATGTCCTGGGGGGAAATACTTTTCATGCCCTAGAAAAACCATAACTCCGATTTTATCAAGGGATACCAGCATCGAGTCAAACTCGTCAGCAACAAGATCAAAATTAGAATTAGGAAACTCTTTACGAATATCGTTGATACTCTTGATTCGTCGGACATCTTTGGTGCATTCTCGTGTAATCATGCAACCCATAGAATCCATACTATAGAATCCTTTTTTAAGTTTTGGTTCAGCAAAAGCAGGCATCACAAAGGATGCTGCTGCTAACATAGACAAAGCAAGTTTTTTCATAGTCCAGGAACAGAAGGAATAGCACCACCAGTCGCTGATGGCATTTTTGGCATAGCACCTTGAATCATACCAGGAAGTGCTCCAGCAACTGCATCTGTTGCTGCTTTGACAGCCTGCTCCTTAGCAGATTCAATCAGTGCATCTTTGTTCAGAAGAACATAGGTACTTCCACCAATCAAAACTAAAGAAGTTAACCCCGAAAGTAAAGCGATTGCGTTAATTACTTTTTGCATAGTATGCCTCGTAATATTTTACAATACCAAATGTACTGGCATTGCCTTGTGAAACCCAATCATGAGCACACTCATAAATGGATTGATTTGAATATTTAGGAACTACTCCTTCCATTTGATGTCCAAATTTTGCAAGAAGAATTTTAAGTGCTTCCGTTCGCACTTTCATTCTATCATCAGAGTAGCGCCAGTCTTCGTTCATGAATACACAAGTTTCTTAGTATAGTTATAAGCGTAAGTTTGACGAGCACCTTTGATGCCCCAACCTAACCAATAGTAAGCAGCAACCATGTACTGATCAACTGTTTGTCCATTTCCTTCAAACTCAGGAAGGTATTTCTGGAAAGTATATTCGTTAATCATGTATGCAGTTTGTCCCTCAAGACTGGAGGGATCGTAACCATACTTCTTAGCAAATCTACCTAGCCCCAGATAACGGTTCGTAGTGGTCCACTGAATGAGTCCGTAACCACCGCGATGGCAACGATTGTAAGGAACTCTAGCACCTCCCTCGCAGATGTTGGGATGGAAGTTGCTTTCTGATTTAATATTCCCCAGAATTGTTGCAAGAGCATTTCTATCTGTAATTTTTGTTTTCTCTTGAAGTTTTTCTAAAACATATTGCTCATTCTTATTGCATGTAGGACACTTCCAAGTTTTTTCTTCTACTTCAATTTCAACTACCTTTTTGGCATCAATAAAACCAACTACAGGTTCTACAGTAAGAGCTGGAGGGTTTTTAATTTCGCTGATTGAGGGGTAAGCACAAGCAGCGGGAATAGAAGTTGCCAAAATAAGTGGCAGGAATTTTTTAAGCATTAAAACAAATTGAATTCGACATCCGTTATGGAAATCGGATTTCCTACGGCACTTTGCATATTTAGCAAAAAGGAGGCAGTTAAGCCTCCTTACAAATCATATCAAGTTTTAAGTGTACTGTCAAGCAGTAACGGGTTCCCGTGTTGCAGTCTTCACATATTCCAGGACTGCTTCAGGAGTGGTTTCTCCATAGGGATCGTCAGCAGCGTTATCACATCTGCCAGGTTCTTCAAACAGTTTCTCAATGATACAATTATCAACCACAGCAGCATAACGCCAGGAACGCTCACCAAAGCCAAGATTAGACTTACGAACTAGTTGTCCCATTGCACGAGTGAAGTGAGCATTACCATCGGGGATGAGTTTTACTTTCTCAATACCCTGATCTTTTGCCCAGGCATTCATTACAAAGCCATCATTAACAGAGATGCAGTAAATAGCATCGATACCAAGTTGAATAAACTCTTCATATCGCTCTTCAAATCCAGGGAGTTGATAAGCACTGCAAGTAGGAGTAAATGCACCAGGCAAACTAAAAATAACCACACGCTTATCAGTAAAGAGATCCAAGGATGGTGTAGTAATAAACTCTCCATTCTCACGGAATACAAATTCTACTTGGGGTACTTGATACTGTTCTTTACGCATTTTTACTTCTATCATTTTAGTTAATTGGATTATAAGCGGGAATCATTTTACCCCCGCCAAAGTCATCATCATCGTCAGCACCATTGTTACCAAGGGCGCTGATGAGAATCCACATCCCTAGCATCATGGTTGCTAACAATAACATCACCAGATACCAGGAATGATTTGGCCAGTAGCAGCATAACTGCCCATTGCGGCAACGATACCAATCATCGCTGCCCAACCATTAATACGTTCTGCTTTTTCGTTCATTGTGTTTCTCCTTAATAAGTTTCAGAAAGTTTTTCTACAGAGTATGCAAGGATGCAAAAGAAAGTGACTGTGGTAACTGTCCAGACAACTGCTGCCATCAGAAGACGCCGAAGTAAAGATTACCAGTCAGAGCATAAGAAAGGAATCCTGCGACGATACCCATCATAGCCCAGCGCCCATTAGTGCGCTCTTTAACCATGTTGGGAGTCAGCATACCGTAGTTCTCATAATACATTACGGGTTCTTTGGCAAACATGTTTTGCTGCCCGTACTCGTTAGTTGTTACAGTCATTTCCTTTTGTAAAGATTTATAACACAATTATATAGCAAATATAAAGGGGTGTCAAGCACCCCCATGTTACGGTTTCCCGACAAATTGTTCATCAGATTACATTAGTCTTTGAAATCTGGATTTTTTCTAAGAAAATTTCTCACATAAGAATTGACATCAGTATCCATTTGATAATGTGCATGAAGGTGAATTCCTTCAATCAAAATAAGTGCTACTAATAGAATAGTTGGAATCAACCACAATTCATTAGCAAGTTTCCTAATACTGGTTTTTTTCTTGGGATTTAATTTACTCATACTAATAAAAAAGGGACTCCGAAGAGTCCCTCAGTTTTATCTGATTAAGTTATCAGAAGCTGTACTTCACGCCAACCTTGGTGCCGTAGGAGTTGCTTCTACCGTTAGCACCAGTAGCGAGAGCGAACTCACCATAGACGCCCAGGTTCTCGGTAGCAGCGACAGAACCGCCAACCTTACCAGAGAAAACGGTGTCGCTGGTGCCGCCGTCAGGGCTAACCAGGGAAGGACCGCCTTGGACATAGTAACCCAGAGCGCCGGTGGAACCTTCGTAACCGACGTGCAGATCGGTAACAGTGCCAGCGTAGTTGCTACCAGTGAAACCAGAGTTGGCTTCAACGTTCACATAAGGACCTGCCATTGCAGCGCCAGCGAAAAGGGGAGCAGCAGCCAGAGCTGCGAATGCGGATTTAATCATTTTAGATACCTCGTAATTTTTACTTGTGGAATGGTTACCCACAGATGAAGGGGGAGTTCGACTTTCCCCGCTTAAACATTTTAAGACAGAACCGTTGCGAGTAGTTGAGGCATTGGTTAGTCAAATTGGCACATGTGCCAATTGTTATTTATCTTAAAACAACTTTAAGAATTTGTCAAGGGGTTGGGTTTTCCGTCCTCTTGGTGGCAGTGTTCTCTGTGATTCTGCCTAGGTAAGGATCATAGTTCATGTAGTCCTTAATGTCAATACTTGAACCGTTCTGTTCCCAGAAAGAAGATTGAGCTTGATAATTTCCTTTATGGAATGCATCAACATGCTCTGGGTGAATACTAGAACCCAATTCAGTTCTATAAAGAAGAAGAGGAATTGAGTAAGTATTACCCGAATTGTAGATTAAATCGTCTGCAACTGGACGTGGTTTACAACCATTATCAAGTTTATACTTATCTCCACGACAATGAAGCCTTACAAGTTTCTCAGCATGATATCTGTTGATTACATAACATGCTGTAGAGAAGTCATTAACAAACCTCTTATGAAGTTTGACATGAATATCTCCTGTACAAATAATAGCAATCTGAACTACATCATAATCATATGGAAAGTGTGCATAGAAATCAGTCCAAGTAAAGTTCCAGAAACGAACTAAATCTAGACTACAATCATCCTCCATGATAATCGCATAAGGACTATCAGAGGTTTCCAGATAGTGTTTAATTGCTTTCAGGTGAGACGTTGTACATCCAATCTCCCCAGAAGTCATCATCTCTGGATATCGTCCAGAGATAATATCACTCAAGTCATCATCTCTACCATCATAGGCAGAGATACGCTCATAGTTTTCTACTTCCCAATACTTAAATTGGTTCTCCATATACTCACGTCTCTCTGGTTGTCCATCGAGATTGAGATAATAGATTGGCCCAATATTCTTAAGTTTGAATGTGGACTTATTTTTATCTAACAACTCATTCATAGAACTAACCAGTCAGGACAATAAAGATCTTTAGTGTCTTTGTCTGCGTATGCAGGGCCAAACCACATCTTAGGAGCGATAACCTTTTTGTTTGGGTTTGAAATTAACCAAGCACCCCACCAACTCAGACTACTATTAGCAATAATAGCATGAGAACATAAAGACATCAAGCACAAGTCAGCGTATGGTGTATAAGAACCATCATCATACTTTTCTTGTGGTTCTGAAATTAAGAATCTATCACCAGAGAAGAACTCTTGTTCTTTAACCCACTCAGGAGAGTCAGAGAATACAACAACTGGTTGATTATCATCAAACTCAGCAAGTGCTCTTTCATAATACTCAAGAGGTTGAACAGGGTGCATTGAACCACACTGAGTATAACTCCACTTGAATCCACGCGGATCTACAAGATTAGGATCTCCACGACGAACATGAAGCATAATAGGCTCTTGTCCCTCAAGAGTATCCATCATCTCTTTACATGGGCCAAGATGCTCATCATGGAAAGTGTAATCTTTACGAATCTCATCAGAAATATGCTTAAAGTATTTTTCTGATTGGAAGAATCCATGAAGACTTACATTGTCAGGACACTTTTCTACAAGTTCATCATCAAAGTGAAAGAATCTCTCTTGAACATATTGATAATGTTCCATGACATTTAGATTTTCATCCTTCACAGATTCTAGTTTGAAACAACTGTGAAGACTGTAGTTCTCAATACCTTTACGATTAAATGGAGGAATACACCATTCATAACCATGCTTGGCAGCAATGCCTCTTAGAGCAGCATATTCAAACATCTGATTGCCAAGTCTACCAAGACTTCCAATTTGATTAAACGCTAACATATTTCTTTAGATATTCTTGCTGTGAATAGTATTCAATAAGACTTTCTTTACTCATTGATTGAATCTTTTCCCACTCCTGCATGTTTGATTGCATGTGTGGATTGGAGAACCAAGAGTTTTCTCCTCTTGCATGTTCTAAATGATAAACATAATTTTCGATTCTTCCAACATTATATCCTAATGTATTGAACCTGTAAAATCTTTCTTTATCTTCTGGAGCATAAGCTTTGAAGTTTTCATTCTCCAGTCCGCCATCAATATAAACTTGACGATTAAAGAACTGAACCCAACCAAAATCTGAGGTATGAAGATTAGAAACTTCATCAAGGTAATCGTAGTTTTTTGTTTGCAAAAATCTAGAGACTACAGAATCATCTGCCTTCACTTGCTTCTGATACATTCCACTTCCGTAAGGATACACAACGTCATGTGTCCCATCGATGATTCTACGATATGCAGTTTCATATGATTCTAATGGGAGAATAGCATCACAATCATAGTTAACAACTACCTCTGTATCTGATTCCATAATCATTTCATTTAGAACCCTCTGCCTATGAAACAGAGGTTCATCACTTTTCTCAAAGATATGCTTTACGTTAATATCAACTTCAAGAATATCTTCTAAGATAGGAAGAGCATCTCTTTCAAATACAGATTCTGAATCTACTTCTTTAATTATAATATTAGTATCAAAGTTTTCTAAAAGAAATGCTGTGCTGGTAATGACATTCCTTAGCCTATCCGAAGATTCAATACGAATAGGGATAACGAATGTTGCTTTTGATAAATCAATTCTCATCAGGATACCTTCTATCAACAAAAAATTCTGAATGCTTGTTATAGATATGCTCTAGTTCCTTCTTATTTACCAACCAAGTTCTTGAAGAATCTGAGATAGTTGCATCATATTTTGTGTGTGCAGAACTTGTGCGATTGTCATGTTCTCTGTTTGCAATGAGAACATCTTCAACGATAGCAGGAAGTCCGAATTGAATTCTCTGTCTATGGTATAACTCAGTATCAACAAAAAGATTTAAATCGTGATCCATTCCCAAGTAAGAACCTTTGAGAAATGCTGTGCAAGAGGGACTACCTAAAAGATTATCTCCCTCAAGCATTTTTGGTGTCCATCTAGGAACACAATCTCTATGAGTTTCAACACCATCTGTAGTGTGAGTAAACCCATGAAGCAACCACTTCACACCAGGAACAAAGGCTTCATTAATCTTTTCAAGTGCTTGATTATTGACAAAGATATCATCTTGATAGATTAATTTTAAAATTTTTCCTTCTGCATTTTCAAGGGCACAATCTGTATTTGGTGCTAGATATCCACGTCCATTTGGATTACTGATATAAGTAATCTCAAAGTCATAAGGACAGTTACGACACCATTCCATAATGACATCATCTTTACTATGATCCGAAATGACTACATCAAAATCCTGAAAAGTTTGACATGCAAGAGAATCAAAGAGTTCTGTCAAATACTGAACACCCTTTCCATTGTATTCATAAGTTGGAATACATACACTAATTTGCGACATCAATATACTCCCATTCGTTTACAAACAAGTCAGTAGCATCTTCACCTTTAGCACCAAACCATAGTTTGGGGCCAATCACATTATTGTGTCCTGCCAACCATGCTCCCCACCAAGAGAAAGTAGAGTTAGCAATAATATTATAGTTACACATAGACATCAAACACATATCATGAATGTTGTCACTCTCAGAGATAAAGAATCTATCATCAGCAAAGAACTCATGCCCAAATGCCCACTGAGAATCATCAGTGAATACAAATACAGGAATGTCCTTTGGAAGTTTGGAGAGTGCTTCCTCATAATAACTCATAGGAAGAACAGGGTGAAAATCTGATTTATGAAGATAATCAGTCCTACGAATGTGTAGTGAGATTGCTTCAGAAAAACCTTCATCAACTACAATCTCTTTCCAGATATCATCACATAGTTTCTTTACTTCATCACGAAACTCAAAGTCCTTACGAAGTTCTTCTTCAATATGAAAGAAGTATCTTTCTGTTTGAAAGTAACCATAAAGATTTACATTGTCAGGACAAGTTTTTACAAGTTCTTTATCATACCTAAAAGAACTTTCCTGTTTATATCCTGCTTCTAACATACCAACATTCTTAACTCCAGGCATCTTAAATGCCATGAAGAGTTTGTGTTGTTGCTCCTCATCAACAAATTCATCGTCGGTTCTAGGCCCATCAGGAATGATAAAATCATATCCACGAGCTGCAGCAATTCCTCTAGTTGCTGCATATTGGAACATTTGATTACCAAATCTTCCGTTCTTTCCAATGTGATTATGTCCAATCATGCTAGTTCAACTCCAGGGGGTAATCTATAATGGAATCCAAATGGTGTTACTCCTTCACACTCAGGCACTCTGGTTTCCTGTGAGAACCTAACTGCTACATCTACAGGAGCATATTTGCATCCTTGCTCAATAAAAATGTGTCTATTATGGACGCACACATTACCGTCCTCATGATAGTTTACCACACCTTCAGGCATCCAGTAAAAATCACTATTATTAGTTTCCCAAGGAACTTCTACCTTTGTAGGAACCTCAAGAAACTTTTTACTTCTCAATGAGAATCCACCATTACCTACTCGGTGGTGATTACCAAATGGATCGATATAAGCATCCTCAACATATGCCCAAGGAGCACCAATGTAATCATACTCAAGCCATGCATTATCCCACTTGTCGGGGTACAAAACAAATCCATCTGGTTGAACAAGTAGACAATGTGTTGTATCTACATGTTCATGAAGGTGATAAACAACATAGTAATTATAATCATCATAATTTTTGATATCACGAGCAGGAGTTTCCATCACGATACCATCATTCTCAAGAGAACGATTGTTGTCAATCTGTTCTTGAGTGGTGATTATTTTTACATTACCAAAGTTGATACCTGCCATACTTGTATAGACACCCCGAAGAGTGCCACTCAAGTCATCTGTAGTGTCTACAGAAATTAATGTAACATCAGGCAAATCAATCATAAGTCACCTTCATAAATGTTTGATGTTTTCTTATACTCTTCCCATTCTACCCTACATTCTTCAGGTGTAAAGAGTTCACCATCCCTATCCATATAATAGGTTGGGTAACTATATATGCTACACCCAAGACTCCACCATCCTTGAGACAAATTATGGTGGAACCAGTACTTAGGAGCAATACAATACTCTAGAGTTTCACTTGTCCATAATGGAAAACAAGAGAATGTTGAAGTTGTGCAGATAACATTTCTTGCATTCTTGATAGCCACATAATCCCATGCAACATCAACATGGTATGCAGGGTACTCTGGCAACATCCTATTGGCAGTTTTTACATCATCAGTGACAATGCAGAACTCCATGTTGGGATTGTATTCACGCATTCTTTGGATTGCTTTAGTCCAATAACTACGGGGAACAAATCCACCAGCATTACCAACCATGTCACCACCACGGAAGTTCATGACACAAATGTTCTTTCCGTTTGTGTCCATATGTTCGTGCTCTGGACGAACTTTCAACCAATCTTTAACCAAATCAAGTCTGTCGCCAAAGTAATCTTCTGATTGAAGATTGCCATAGATTATATGATTATCTGGAATTGATAAAAGTTTTTTATCAGTTAGACGAATATCTGTCCTCAGATACTTGTCAGTATGAAATCCATGACGATACTCATCATATCTGGTTAAATTATCAGGAACTTCTTTACCATAATCAAGGTTCATAAAATAGAAACCTTTCTTATTGACTCTTGAGTCTCCAGCACTCTGAAGTCCAGTGATACCAAAGTCATACCCAAGCCTGTGGGCAAGCATTCTGATTGTCACATAACAAAACAGTTGATTGCCCAGTCCTTGTCCATGAAGAAACTCAGTTGCTAGCATATTTCTTTACTACACTTTCAATATAACCAATCATCTTATCGTTGATTGTTGGAGAGCAACCAAGGAAGAAAACAAGATCCAGAACTTGATTAGCATTCGGATATTTGTTTGCATCATCAAGGTGAGAGTATCCAGGGTGTAGAAGAATATTTCCTGCAAAGTAATTTCTAGTTTGAACTTTATTATCCTCAAAGTGCTTAACAAGAGAATGTTTGAGTTCTTTGTTTCCACACAAAACAGGAACACCAAACCAACTTGTTTCTGCGTTTGATTGCTCACTCATAACACGAACTCCAGGGATACCCTCAAGGATTCTATGAAGTTTGTTTTTATTGGCACGACGCTTGGCATGAATCTCTTCAAACTTAAGCAGTTGAACTGAGCCAACAGCACCTTGCATGTCCAGAGGTTTGAGATTATATCCCATGTTGCCGAACACATATTTGTGATCAACAATGTCATGATACTTTTCCAACCACTTATCAAACCTACGTCCACACACACCATTAGTGAGTAGATTCTGCTGTCCAACACAATAACAACCACGTCCCCACCAAGCAAAAGAACGTGCCAAATCAACGATTGCTTTAATGTTGGAAGACACCATGCCACCTTCAACGGTGCAGAGGTGGTGAGCAGGATAGAAGGAGCAAGATGCTGCAACAGCACGATCTGTCAGATACTTATCATTCCACTTGCTACCAAGACTATCACAATTGTCTGCAATCAGTTCCAAATTATGCCTATCAAGAATGTCATAAAGAGCATCCATATCATAGGGATTGCCCAATACAGGAGAAGAGAATACTGCTCTAGTTTTATCAGTGATTTTTTCTTCAACCTGAGACAAGTCCCAGTTCAAATCATCCCAAGTAATATCAACAAATACTGGTTTCAGTCCTGCCTGGACAATAGGAGCCACAGTAGTAGCGAAACCACAAGCGCAAACAATAATTTCATCACCATCGTTCCACCCAAAGTATTTTTTTAGAGCAGCAATCATTACTAGGTTCGCGGAGGAACCAGAGTTAACCATTACAGAATGCTTGAATCCAAACTTCTGAGAAAACTCATGCTCAAACTTATTAACTTTCTCGCCAGAAGACAACCACTTACCCTTCATAATTGAATGAATGAGTTCCCTTGCTTCTAGTTCGTCCCAATAAGGGCCAGAATAGTAGACAGGTTTTCCTTCTTCCCAATCTTTGTTAGCAATAAAAGGAAAGATGTCATCATCCATTTCCTTTGCAGACTCGATAAAAGTATCAATTAGTTGGTACATAATTCTTTAATGATTTCTTCTAATGAAATTGATGGAGTAAATCCAAGTTGAGTTAATCTTGAGGTATCAAGCCAAAAATCTTTTGCTTGCACTATCTTATGAAACTCTGGTGCTTCTCTAGATTTTATCTGAGAGTTTGAATTTAAATATTCCTTTGCCAAACTTATTATATCACCAATCCTTGTTGGTTGTCCACTACCAATATTATAAACTTTATTAATGTCTCCACTATCACATATAAGTTTTATTGCTCTACAGACATCATTCACATGCATCACATCACGAATTGGTGTACCTTCATCATACAAATAAACATCCTCATTATTTTTGAGTAGTTCAATCATATAACTCAAAGCATTTTTCTTGGCAGAAAGTTTTCCATCACCTTTTCCAAGAACATTACAAAGTCGCATGATTCTATAATTGACTTTATATGTCCTGCAGAAGGAAATCAATAAATCCTCTGCTGCTTTCTTTGTGATTGAATAAAAACCAGTTGGGTTGCAATGATATTCTTCCTTGGCTGGAAGATCAGTTTCACCATAAACAAACCAAGAACTAATAAAGTTAAATGTAATATCAGATTCTCTACAATAATCTAATACTTCACAAAGAACTTTTAAGTTTGTATCTACATCCAAAGTGATATTTGAATGAACATTGTAATTATCTACCGTTGAAATAAGATAAAGGATATCTTTTGACTTTGGTTTTCTTTCTTCTCTATCTTGCTTTAAAACAGATTCTGGATAAAGATTACAAAATCTACTACCCACAAATCCCGAAGCACCATATACAGATATCATAGTTTCTCCTGCAAATCTTCAGTCCACATCATATAAAGTAACCTCTCAATTAGATATGACTCCCCAGATGTACTCTGGAACTCTTCAGGTGGCTCGTATGAAACAAAGAACTGAAGTTTTTCATAGAATTGTTTACTAAATTTGAGAATGTTTGCTCTGGGTACAACATAATTGCCACCAGGAGCAAACCTATTATAAGGAAAATTGGGCGGATTTACAAACAATTTATTCAACATTTCAGGGAAAGTTGCAAAGTGTCTGGTATAAATTGTTTGATTTGATACTGCTTCCCATGTTGGTTGAATAAATCCACCACCATTAACTACAAAGGAAGTGGATTCATGAAACCTTTCAATAGGCAAGAAATACTCTGCAGTAAGAGCACGATAGAACCTTTCACTAGTTGTATAGTACTCTGCTCCTCCTCTATCTTCAGGACGTTGAAACATATTTCCTTTAATGAAAATACAAACATCAGGAAGAGTTTCATAATGTTCTACAATATATCGCATAATATCGTAGATATTCTCACCAACATTGGGAGAACGAATGCTCTCACCAAGATGACTCCAGTCCTTTACTTCATCACTTCTATCATAGATGATAGTATTCTCGGGAGAGAATCCATAATCATATGTTGTTGAGAGCCACTCTAGATCAGAATTATGATTTGATACTACTAAGGTTTTTTCCATGTTTCAAAAAAATTATAGATGTCAAGTTTGGATAAGTCCATTCTTTGTGCATCAATGAAGAGTTGATTGTTTTCAGTTAGCAACTCTTCTGTAACTTGAGAGTAGTCATCAACAAAAAGAACAGGATAATCTTTAAACAAATGTTCAAGGTATGGAGTGCGTTTCATAACTGGCACTCTACGCATGTAGATAGTTTCCCAGTTTCTATGACAATCAATTGCATTTCCTCTAGGACAGAGAACAAATTTACAACTTCTCATCCTCTCAAGGAACGTTGAATAATCAACTCTCCCCTCGTCTACAACTGTCCACGAATAATTCTTAAATCTATCTCTAAGTCCTTTTCTTTCTGAATGCGAATCTTCACTAATGCTCACATGTAAAAGTTTGTGTGCATCAGACACACTCACTTTCATTTGTTCTTTAAGAATTTCAATTCTATTGTCTGCGGGAGTCATTCTTCTCTGAACACCATAAGGTGCTGCTACTACCTTTCCACCATGAGATACTGCATTAACAGCACATATACGGACAACATTATCTGGAATGGATTCAAAAATATACTCATCAGTAGAAGTATCTTCTAGATTAGTAAAAATAATAAACTTCATGTCAGGGAAGTTCGCACAGAGTTTTAGAAGATTACTTCTCTGCATCATTGCACTAACAATTGGCCAATCCTGCGGTTTTACATCTTCTATTTTTCTTTCATACAAACGAATGTTGTCAATAAAAAGAGTCATATAATCACGACTCTTCTTGACTTCAAACATCTTAGAAATGAACTCTGTGTTAAACAGATTTGCATCTTTCATGAAGTGAGAATAAATTCTTCCCCATTGTCCAGATTGCTCACCAAACGAATAATCACAGAGTTGAGACAATAAAACTCCTTCAATCAGTTCCATGGTTTAATAAGATTGGTATATTTGTCTTGATTATTCCGAATATATTCAGGATAGGATTCATCAATAGGAACAGTTTTAATACCAATGTTTCTACCAAAAGGATCAATACCTTTTTCAATCCTCTCTTCTGCACTTGCAATATTGTGTGCAGTGTTGTTCTCAGTGTGCTCGTAAGAAGCAAGTTTTAATTTATAATTCTCAGCATCACCTAGGAAACTAAAGTGCCAACCACCGTTCTCAATTCGATATGCATTGACATGATTTCCACGATGCTCATCAATCGTAGTTCCTTTTAGATATTTCCAAGTGCAGAGACGAGTTCCCATCCAATCATCTTGATATAGGAAGTTCAGTTTAAAGTAATATGCATTACAAAGAGTGACATAATGATTATCAGGATTAAACCAAGAGGTATCTTCCAATACTAGTGGATTGATAATTTCATCAGCATCACTTGTCAGAATTAAATCTCCATCCTCTGGGCCTGCTTTTTCAATACCAAAGCAACTAGCATTTCGATTATAAACTGCTCGCTGGAAACGGATAGGAAGATTGATAAAAGGAGTTCCGTAAGGATCGATATCTTTATATGCAATATGAAACTTAGATCTCTCTAACATATGAGAGAAGTCATTTGGAATCTCTTCAGTAATATTGTGAATAATTTTATGATTCCATTTAGCAAATCTACTCTTATTCTCCTCATAGTAAAGTGGTTTGGGATTGCCACTAACAGTCCAGGGAGATTCTGTAAGAACAAAGTAATCCACAACATCGTTGAGGATATTAAGTCTCATCTCAAGCAAGTCAAGTTCATTAAAAAAGATGAACGAATCAAATACTCTCATTTTGATACTCCAAAATAAATTTACGTTGTTCTTCGTTGTTTCTCCAAGTTTTTAACTCAATATAATTCCCAAGTTCCATCATATTAACCTCAACACCATCAGTCACAATTAACATCTCTGGATTTAAATGCTCATCAAGATAAAGATTTGTACAATAAAACTTTTGAATGTTTGATGAACATAAAGCAGCTGCAACAGCAAATGTTCCAGTACCAGATGATGCCAAGTTCTTTGCTCTCATAAGAGTTGCAAAGTCTTCAGCAACCGATTTAGATTGAACTGTTACCTTTTCAATTTTTCTAAGTTCGTCAACAATTGGATTATAGTTATCTGGTTCCGTTACCACAATAACTTTCTCATATTCTTCAATCAGAGTTAGATAATAACAAAGAGGATTGGGAACATAATCATGAGGAGGATTATGTTCATGTGCAAAAATATCCCCACTGCGAATATGAATGACTATAGTATCCTCATCAAATGCATCATCTACAGAAAACTTAAATGCAGGAACAACATACTCTTTTGCAACCTGCCCAATGTTTTTATAAAGGTAGTTGATATTAATATCAAAGTCTTTATTGCTGGTGTTGTAATGGAAGAACCTATTTGGCCTTACCATCGTTTTTTCTTCTTGATTGACAGCAAACATTTCAATCAATTCATGAGGTGGAGTAAAGAACCCATCACCAGATAAAGAAGAATAAATTATACCATTACAAATTTGCTGTATGTTGTTTCCCAATCTACCATACCAATGAGAAACTGTATTTAATATCCTACTACTCATATCAACTCTTGCCTAATATAAAAAGCATCACCCCAGGTTCCCCCCATCCAGTCAGTTTCTACTCTAATCATATCATACTCTTTAAGAAATTCATCAATTTCTTCAATTAAAGCATTGTTTTCATACACCTCAGTATTATTAACTTCAGTATAAACACAATCAATTTTTTCTAAAGTTTTTCTTGCTCCTTTCAAAACCTCAAGTTCATATCCTTGAGTATCCATATTCAGAAAATTAAAGTCATGGTTCTCTGGAATCACAGAATCCATTGTTACCATTTCAACGGTTTCTTTTCTATCAAAGATAATATTTGGATATTGCTCTAAAACATGTTTAGGATTCAAAATAGAACTGCAGAGTCCATCATCATTACATGTCATCTCTACAGTTTCACAACTATTTCCTAAAGCCTTATTAATCAGAGTTACATTATCAAATCCAACTGACTCAACAACTGCAGACAATTTTTGAAATGGAACTTTCTGGGGTTCAAATACAATCAGGTTGGTAACATTGTTCTTTTTATATGTTTCCATCTCCTGCCCAATGTGGCCACCGACGTGAATCACACCAGTGACTTTTACACCATACTGTTTAACTAACGAAGCATAACTTAAAAGCATTTATCAACCTCCAAAGATACATTCCGTTGACTCTTTTGAGAGTCTACTTTTTTGAACAAACTTTTCTACAATCTCTGCATCAACTACAGTTGGATCGACGTACCAATCTTCATATGGATTATTCTGATTAGCAACATTACGAACAACTAGTTGATAACCTTTTGATAGAAGAATCTCCATTGCTTCTTCTCCAGCGTCTGGGCCATCCTTATACACGTCTGTTTCATAAGTGATTACAGAGAAACGATAATCATCCAGAGGAAGTGCTTTCAGAGCATTCAGAGTTTGCCATGCTGGTTCAATATCAACCTGAAGATAATCAATCTGTCTAGGATAATTCCTTTCTTCAAACAATTTTTTATAATCAAAGGTTGTTGCATCAGCACAGATACACTTGTTCTCTCTCAGAGAATTGAATTCACCAATCTTAGATTCATCAAGTTCAAAGGAAACTCCATTCCAACCAAACTGTGTTTCAAGGAGATATGAATTGCTAATGATTACTGGATGATCGGCACCAATCTCAACATATGTTCCGCTCCTTTTTCCATCTAGAATACTCAAAGCAAACATATCCTGAAATGCCTGAGAATAATTATTCTCAATGTCTTCAACTCCAGGAAACTTGTAACGAAGTTTTTCTAAATCGGATTTAAAATACCGATTGCAATCTGGGAATGTAAATTCAGTCATCAGTTTTTCCAATAATCGTAAATGTCTTTTGTGATTTCATAATCCATATTCTTTACCTTTCTGTTTGGTTGTTTTATAGCCCAAACAAACATAGAATCAATCAACTCTTCAAGGTTAGTTTCATCCTTAAAGTCTAGCATAGTTTTTGCTTTTGTATGATCGCAATAGGCATGTTTAACCTCATGACGTGGTTCTCCATGTTCAATCGGAACTTCATACCCATACTTTCTACCAATCTTTTGAACTGCTTCAGCAACCTCATTTAAACTGAAATGCTTGTCTGCACCAATGTTAAATGTTTCGCCATCATGTTCTGTCAAAAGTCTATCAAATGGTTCCATGTAATATTTGATATCAGAGAACGCACGAGTCTGTTCCCCATCACCATATACAAGGATTGGTTGTCCATTCAAAGTTTTGCGAATAAAGATACCAATTACATTACGATACTTATCCCAAATGTTTTGATAGATACCAAGAACATTATGAGGACGAACAATATTATATCGAAGTCCAAACTGCTCATGAGCCAGTTTCAAATCACACTCTACAGCATACTTTGCAATACCATAAGGATCAATAGGTTGAGGACGCTTATCTTCAGTGAACGGAGGTTCTTGTTCACCATAAACTGCCATGCTTGAAGTAAAGATAAACTTAGTATTATGAGCAACACACTCATTAATCAAATTAGCAGAGCAGATAAGGTTGTTTCTATAGTTGAAATTGCGAATAAAAGGAGACAAACCCTCAGCAGCATAAGCGGCAAAGTGAAAAAGAACATCTGGTTTATGCTCTTCAAACAACTCTACAACTTTCTTTCTTCTTTCTAAGTCAAACTTTGCAAAGGTAAACTTCTCTCCTTTGGGCAGAAATGCTTTATACCCTCCAGAGAGATCATCAATACCAATAACTTCATGGCCATTAGCAAGTAAGTGTCTTGTGTAGTTTGCGCCAAGCAAACCAGCACATCCAGTTACAAAAATTTTCATCAGTATCCATACTCCTTTTTCATTTCAGCGAAAACTTTTGCGATTCCATCACCTAGATTTGTTTTTGGCAACCACCATCCTTGAATATAGTTGTCTGCTTCGTTTCTCTTATCCATCTGAACACTATCTTTAGCTAATCCAGGTTTGATTTTTACATCATACTTTCCAATCAAATTGAATTGCCCCTGAATAATCTCAGCAACGCTTTTAATCGATTCTGAGCGGAAGGAAGTAATGTGAAGAGGATCTGTTGATTTGAAGTCTGCATAATGTTCCATTACAGTTTCAAGTGCTTCACAACAATCTTCAGCGTAGAGGAACTGTCTTTCTTCAGTACCATCAGTGAGCATTTCAAACTCACCTTCCTCAAATCCACGTTTAATAAAGTCGGTGATTACATGAGATTTTTCATGATCTTTCTCAATACCATAGACATTCCAGAACTTAACAATCAGTCCGCCAAGATTTTGGGTGTACATTTCACCAACACGCTTCATAACTCCATATGGTGAGTAAGACATGTTACTCATCTGAGAGGAAGCAAACACAAATGGCTTACGGTATTCTTGCAAATACTGGAATACATTTGCCATCATCCGCGTATTGTTATTGATAAACTCATAGGTATGCTGATACTTTTTCAGATACCTAGAACCACCAACATCAAAAGCAAGGAAGAATACAAAGTCAGCAAGACGAATGTCATGCATGAGTTTTGTATTAGGAATCGTTCTCAAATCATACTCTTCGCCATTAGTAACATCAAACTCAGTTACTTCATGTCCTTTTGTACGTAGATAATCTGTCAGATAGGCACCAATTTGCCCCGCAGAACCAAGGATTAATACTTTCATCGATTTTTAATTTGCTCCTGAATCCAGTTATAAGTCTTGCGAATACCCTCTTCCAAAGTCTGAGAATAATCCCAATCCAGTTTCTCACGAATCAAATCATTATTTGAGTTGCGCCCACGAACTCCCAGAGGCCCATCAATATGAATCTTTTGAACTTCTTTACTAGCAACCTTAGCAGCAGTCTCTACCAGTTGATTAATAGTAACCATCTCTTCAGAACCAATGTTGACTGGCCCCATGAAATCACTATCCATCAATCGTCTAGTTGCTTCAATACATTCGTCAATGAACAGGAAGGAACGAGTTTGTAAACCGTCTCCCCACACCTCGATTGCTCCACCATCCTCTGGGAGGTAAGCCACTTTACGGCAGATTGCAGCTGGAGCCTTCTCTCTTCCACCCTCCCAGGTGCCCTCTGGCCCAAAGATATTATGGTAGCGGGCAACACGAACAGGAATACTATAATTCCTATTATATGCAAAATAGAGTCGCTCAGAGAATAGTTTTTCCCATCCATATTCGGAATCGGGGTTAGCGGGGTATGCGGATTCTTCACGGCAGTCGGGGTTGTCAGGATCCAGTTGATTGTGCTCTGGATACATGCAAGCAGAACCAGAGTAGAAGATTTTTGTTTTGTTCAGTTCAGTCAACTCATTCAACTTTTGCTGCTCATCAAGAACATTCAGGTTGATAGTTACTGAGTTATGCATAATATCTGCATCGTTCTCTCCAGTGAAAACGAAACCTGCTCCACCCATATCAGCAGCAAACTGATAGATTTCATCAAAAGGTTCTGCAAATTTATCAGCAATGTCTTTATAGAAATTGCCAAGATATCCGGTAAATCTAATGGCACGGTGAACAAGATTTACATCACGAAGATCTCCAATAACAAACTCATTTGCTTTCGTAGAAGAAAACTCAGGGTACTTTAAGTCAACTCCACGAACCCAATATCCCTCTTCGCGGAGACGCTTTACCATATGACTTCCAATAAAGCCACCAGCACCAAGCACAAGTGCTGTTTTCTTATAATCGCTCATGAAATGTGAAAACTCATATATTATGTATTATACAAAAAAAGGATGGTTTATGCAACCATCCTTGATTCCGTTTAGGTATGCAGGCTCGCCACTTGCCCTTTGACTGGAGGCAAGAAACCAGGCGGGAGTTATCCCATCCGCACCACCAGTTCTTATGGAAAAACTGGAAACCTATTTAAGGAAATGAAATGGACACTTAGACTCTTTATTTTTAAAGAGGAGATTTTTAATAGATTGTGGTATGTTTCCATGGAAATGATATATAACTCCTGATGTTCTAGATGCCTTTCTAAGTATTTCCTCTGGTGGTTCTGCCTTTCTAACAATAAATCCATCATCAAAATTTGATGAATAGAAAGATAATTGGGCGATAGGATCACCACGTTTGATGATAACTGGTTTATCAGTATCAACTACATCAAATGCAAAACTAATAGGGCGAACCCAATTGGATAGATTAAACCAACCACCGACACAAACTAAATTATTATTCAATGATGATAAAGGGTGTGGTTTTTGTTCTAACCAAATATTTTTTTGCTTAGTCCAAATAAGAAACCTAGGAATGTTTAATTGAAGTGTTGTTCTTTCTGGAGAACACCATAGTCCTTTTGCATCAAACGTAGGCGAGAAATATGTGTTAAATTCTTCTTGGGTAATGTTTGGACACTTAATGTATTTTTGCTTGGTATCAATATAGATGTGTAGATCAACTGGAGATCTAACTGTATAAAGTCTATTTGATTTGTGTTTCCAAGCAGGACAAACAGAATATACAGCATTGCTCGGACTTTGACTGTATTCTGATTCTAGATCAAACCCAACACCATCTAATGAAAATGGTGAATTGAGAATTGCACCATGTCCTTCTCCATGATACTGGATATACTCGATTAGTTTATTTTTCACTTTGCATCAGAAACAAAACTATTAATATGGCAAGAAAACTATCAGAGATTCTTTGCTGCTCCAGGTGATGCTTGTTTTAGGACTGCAATCACTTCAGCAAGTTTTGCTTCAAGTGCTGCGATTTTTCCTTCATCTGCACCACCACCACAAGGAGTATGTGCTTGCGCTTCTAATTTTTGAAGTCTTGATTCAACTTCAACATCATATTTCGACATTGCCGCACCGCTTGAGGATTTTGCTGCTGTTCCTTTTGTTGCCATGTTTAAGAATTAACTCTTGAGTTATTTAGTTTTAAGGGGTCTTTATGACTCCACCAGTTCTGTTATAGTCCATCCGTGACTGAGGGGGGTATCCCGACCAGGGCAGGTTTAAAGTCACTCCGCGACTATTCAACAATCATCCCAGTGCTCATAATACTTTGAAGCATTAATTTGATTATGCCTTTTCCAGTATTTCGTAAAGATACTATTGATTGTAGAATAATAAGGTTCATTAGCAGAAGGTTGTCCGTTATTTTCTGCTTCACGAAGAAAATGAAGAATACAATCTTCTTCTTCTTGAGTTAAAGGAATTTGATTAAAAATTGACATAATTCAATCATCATCTTTAATATAACAAGGAACACAATCTGGATCTAACCATTTAGCATATTCAGAGTCTTCAATAGCAAGAAGCATTTGATCTCCGTTATCAAACAAATAGATATCAGAATACTTTTTAGTGTATTCATCTACTTTTTGCAGACGAAAATCAGGATTTCCATTTAATTGAATATGGCCCTTTTGAACAAATCGATAAGGAAATCGTTCATGAATAATAATAGTCTTAGTTGAAGCAACGGACTTAGGATCCAGATCGTTCATGCCACCTCCACAGTTTCAAGATCTTGGAATAGATATTCCATGAGCATTTCATAGTCGTCCAAAGGATCTCCAGAGAATACTACACCTTCATTTTCGTAGTACCGACGAACCTTTTTGTAGAGTTTCGGATTCTTTACATCAAGGAAAAATTCGCCGTTTGCTGCACCACGAAGGGTTTGAATGTCTTTCTTGAATTTTGAAGTGAGTGCCATCGTTTTGATTGATTACCCAGTTATTATAGGGGTTTGACAGAGAACTGTCAAGTGGGGGATGTGGGGATTGAACCCACCTCAGCCGAATTATGAGTTCGGTGCATTCACCAGATTGCTAATCCCCCTGGTAGGAATGTCGGGAATTGAACCCGATTGACTCCGTTATAAGCAGAGCGCATTAACCAATATGCGACATTCCCTCAGGATGCTTCGTTGTGTTCTGTGTATATGCGTATGAGTTCATCATCCGCTGGTATCATTACTGCTCTCTCGCCTGTTATTATATTCTCTACACCTATTGTCTCACCATTTTCTACTCTGTTCAGAAGAGTGTCCCAATTCTCTTGCCAGTATTCCACTGAATAAAAATCCATAGTTGACATATTTAGACATCGGGGCGATAGGATTCGAACCTACGGCATCCGCCTCCCAAAGACGGCGCTCTACCAAACTGAGCTACGCCCCGTTGTTGTTTACCTGATAATTATACTACTTCTTATGGTGCTTGTCAAATGGTGCCCAGTGCTGCCAGTTGTATTTGTGGACTGCCCAGATACCCATAATAGGTACGAAGACCATAATGTAACAAATAAATCCAAGAAATAAATCGTTGTTTAATGCTGATGCTGCGAAGTGTCCCATTATTGATCCGATAATATAGAAACTAAAAAAATGAATATACCAAATGAAAGCATTAAAATTAATATTAATCCTTGAGAAAAGTCCATAAATCTACAATTTACTATTGATCTATCCCAAGTTCCCTTAAATAATCGATCCACCACTGAGGATCCTTTTTCATCTTCCACAGGGGAACAGATTGACCCTTCTCAGAGTAATACTCCTCAAGGGCTTTATCGATAGTCTGTGCGACTTCCATATTCCTCTTCCTCCTCATCAACGTCTGCATATGCATTTTCCACATAAGGTCCGTGTGGTTTGAGTGATTCTGCTTTGACATACTTTTGTTCGTCGTTGACTGCCGAAATCCACAAACTAAGTTTCATAATAATCCATATAAGTGCGAGTGGAAAAAAACAAGCAACCAAGATTAATGGTTTCATTCTTCGTCCTCATCGTGATCGTAAGTTAATCTACAGTCCCACCAATCATCCTCTTCATAGAGTGGACATGGTTCTTCAAATAGGTGAGCAATTCTAAGTTGATGAATCCGTTCTCGGAGCCCTATGTAAAACTCCTTTTTTTCTTCCTCGTTCATCTATATCTATAGAGAAATTGATAGTCCTGGAAAAAGTGGTGGGATAACACCAATAAGTCTTAGAAGTCCCTCAGCAAATAAAGCAAGAACCACCCAACCAACGCACATGCTAATGATAGAAGCATTACGGTTGTGTCGTCGTATTGCTGCATCAATCATCTCCTGAACTTCTTCTTTAGTCACTGGGGTAGTCATTTTCCAATTCCGTAAGTCTTTTAGCCCATGTTACTCCGCCATCTTGACCTCTACATGGATTAATACAATCATCGTTACCATGATTATTACAAACTAAACCAGCAAGATCAAGTTCATTTCCTTTCTTGCCAGTTCCAGACCAGTAGTGCTCTCCATTAATCCAGAGAGCCCCACATTTTTGGCATTCCTTTCTTTCCAGGGAAAGATCGGACAGCTCTTTATTGGTCATTCTTGTACTCCTTAAGGAACTTTTCAAACTCGGTTGTGTCCTTAATCAGTTGTCTCTTAAGTTTCCAACCCATTAGTTTCATTTGAACTCTTATACCAGCATATCGAACTTGCAAATCCAAATACTGAATGAGTCGTATAGTTGAATCATACCCAGCATATGCTACTAATGCAACAAATGTCAGCATTAGAAGATAAAAGAGCGTCATTAGTGTATTTCGATATATCTGTATATAGATGATACACTATTTCTTAATTATTGCGTAGTATATCTTAATACTTAACGGAAGGTGGGAGAGTCGAACTCCCAAGGGCTTTAACACCTCAACTGTTTTCAAGACAGGTTCCGTCACCAATCGGATTGACCTTCCAGATAATCCTTTTCATTTTGATAAGGATGTTTTTGTTTAGACCAGATCTCATAACCTTCTACAAGATCTGGAATCAACCACTGATCCACCCGATAGCAATACTTCCAGTTGACAGGTTGAATGCAATTCATTACGACAACCTGAAAGAATGCTACTAGATGAATCCAGAAACTAAGCATTAACGAACTTCAAAATCAAGTCTGCGAACTTTACGTCTACGTCTTGATTCTTGGTAAGCAAGTTCTTCTCTAGAGAAGTGACTATTAATCTTCTCTTCTCTGTCATATGATACCATAACAACCTTATCTAAGTCAACAGCTCCAACTTTACTACCTACAAGATTCATTTGATTAGGGCACCCACAAGTCTGTAGTTTATTTGTGCTGGTTAACTCTGTGTTGCATTCTTTACATCTTACGATAATCATGATTCAGATCAATTGGTGTTTTATTTAGTGCTTGAAGAGGGGATCGAACCCCCGACCGCCTCGGTGTAAACGAGATGCTCTACCGCTGAGCTATTCAAGCAAGGCTCCTCCGCCTGGATTCGAACCAGGGACCAATCGATTAACAGTCGATAGCTCTACCGCTGAGCTACAGAGGATTACAGGGGTTTAATACCCTGCTCCTTACAGAGTTTAAAGTAGAGTTTATAATACCTCTTCTTCATCTCATCAAGGATTTTATTGTCCTCTTCAAAACCCAACCTTTTGGTGTGCATATAACACCCCTCAAGTTCACCTATTAATAATAAGATTCTTATTGGGTCCATAACGAAAAAGGACAAGAGCGGAGTATCGGAATCGAACCGACGACATCTAACTTGGAAGGATAGCGTTCTACCGCTGAACTAACTCCGCAGGTCGGGTCTTATATGAGAGAGGAGGTGGTGGTGGTCTCTCTCAACGCCCATAAGACAATCATATCAGGTGGTTGATAGATTGTCAAGCGACTCAGGTTGGGGTCGAACCAACGACCGACTGCTTAGAAGGCAGTTGCTCTATCCACTGAGCTACTGAGTCATGAGACAATCATACTAGATGTAGTAGTGATTGTCAAGTGGGCAGGGAGGGATTTGAACCCCCGTAGGCAGAGCCAGCGGATTTACAGTCCGCCTCCATTAACCACTCGGACACCTACCCGATGAACTAATTATAGAGGTTCTTCCCATTCTTGTAAAGAGCTTAAGTAATACTTATAGCTCCCCTTGGAACCGGACAAGCCAAATTCTACTTATGATTCAGAAGACTGTCAAGCACAAAAAAAGAGGAGTCCTAAGACCCCTCTAGAATGTTCTGTAAGACCCCTCAACCTTCGTCTAGGCAAAGGAGGTCGATGTCTTCGCCTTCTGGTTCAATCCACTCCGCAAACTCCTGGTAGACCGCGTATGCGTCATCTAGACGGCCATCGTCATGATGCTTTTGAGCCACTTCTTCGTGAATCTCACCAACACGCTCAACTGCCCAGTCACGGATGTGGGAAATAACGTCTTCAGTCGTCTTTTCCATAATAATCTTTTCGGTAGTACCTTGAGAGGATGTTCCCATTGTAGTAGCGTGGGGTTCCGTCGTCAAGGGACTCGGTGAGGACATTATTGGTGAAGAGTTGTCTTGTTTCTTCGTAGTTTGTTTTGCCAGCTGTTTTATGTAGAGACAAGATAGTTCGACTAAAATTTTGTCTCCCCAATCGTTCAATTTCTTCTTTAAGTTCCGGACAAGACCCATAATACTTTTTCCAATCAGATTCTTTCTTTACTCTGCGTTTCTTTCCTGGAGGTTTTCGATGCGACCAAAAATACTTTCTCCCAATGTACGCTCGTCCGTTGGTGAGATTGGTAATGAGATAAACAAAGCCGTAGTAGTCCCGAATATCGTCACTAGTAAAAGGTCTCTCACAATAAATCCATGGGTTTTCATAATCAATACCTGTACTCATCAATTATATCAAATACCTTGTTTAGGTATTTATGTGCCAGTCCTCTAGCTTCTGATCCATACTTATGTTCTTCCCAGTAGAGATCATTTTTAAGTCTTTCTAACTTAGTTTTAATTTCTGCTACAGTTATTTCGTTGCGTGGCATAAAAAAAGGGGAGTATTACCTCCCCTATCTAGCATATATTAAAGTTGGAAACCACTGAATGTGTCCTTTTTCACATCTTGTTTAATTCCACCTACCACATAACTTTCAACCTCTGTCTCTTGTGGTGCCACCTGGAGTCCCTTAGAGGAGATCCAGTGCTGTGTCCAGGGGAGTGGGTTGTTCTTTGCTGAAATATCGTATTGGGGTTTTAATCCAATTGATTTGAGTCTTCTATTTGCTATCCATTCAACGTATTGCTGAAGAAGTTTGTCG